GCTGCCGGCGTAAGCAACCGCCGTGACAACCAAACTTGTGCCGCTGTAGCTTGTCACTATCGCGTCAATCCAGTTGGTTGTAACGGCCGCCGTGTCGGCAATTCGTAAAGGCGTCCCGACCTGGTAAGGTTTCAATGCTTCAACGGTGAACGTTTTTGAGCCTGTCCCGATCACGTTTGACGTCGTTGACGTTGTTGAGTAAATCGCGCCGGCGTGTGTTACGAAATCTTCAAGAGCGGCAGGAAAACCATCAACATAAGACGTGCCGCTAAAATCGGCGAGCGTGTAGGTTGTGCCATTTAGAGTTACGGGAAAAGACATATTTGGCTCCTAAATTAGTTCTTCAACTTCGATGAATTTCGAATAAAAATTCAGCGCGGTATTTGTTAGCGGTGAGGTTCGAGTGACGCGGCCATAGATATTCTGCGTCAGCCAGGTCGTGCTGTCATTTGGTTGTGGTATGACGAGGATGTCTTGAGACGTGCCGCGCAGGCGGTCCAGATTGTTAAAAACGTTGTCGAATATTTCGGCTTGCGGAATGTTTACAAGTTCAAACCTGATGCGCCGGTATCGCTCGACCTCATCGATAAACGTTTGACCACCGCGTGATTTGGTTATGCGGCTATCATCCATAAATTCAAATTGAACGCCGTTTGAATAGTTAATGCTGGGCTGATAGGCCGGTCCGGCAATTAATCGGCCCGCTTGCAGATAGTTGTCGGTGTTATCGTTGTCGGAAATGTCAATTCGCATATAGCGCGCTGCGACCGCGCTTGCTTGGATATTAAAGCTTGAGATTGCATAGTTGACCGCGATTGATGGATTGATAAACCCGCCCCAGCTAAACACGCCCCAGGGCAGTGTGCCAAATTCCTCGACCCGCGCCCAAGCTTTGACCACGCCGCTATCGTAAACCGTGGTTGAGAAATTCGACGCATTGGAAAACCGCCAGCGAATTGTGCCGGTTTGTGAAATGTTGTGTTTTACCAAGGCCGCGAAATCGATAATTTTAGCCGCGCCAAAATCGACATTTATCACGGCGGTTTTTTGAGAGTTCCGCCAAATTTTAACAAGCTGGCGATCTTGCAAGTTTGTGATCGGCAGAGTTGACACCGCGTTATCGACCGTGGCCGTGCCGGTATCAACATAATTCACCGACGAAATCAAAATGTTGCTCATATTAACCCCATAGTTCTAATTCGATTTCGTTGGTTGCCGCCGTTTCCACAATTCCGACCAGGCGAAACAGTTTGCCGGACGCCAAGTTATACCGTCCGAAAGTAACCTTAACGACGTCATTCAATTTAAGCGTGTAGGGCTGTGATTTTACCAGGATCCGATAAATTTCGCGCTGCGTTTTATATAGCGTTAAGAGCCTGGCGGCCTCTGTTGCGGCATTGGCCGACGTGCTGAATAGGCTCGGCACGATTAGCGGGTCTGAATTAGGGTAGGGCGTTTGAATGGCGGTATCGGTTGACACTGCAACCAGGGCCGGCCGCAACAGATAATCGCGTTGCGCGGTTGTTACGCTGTCGCCAAATTCGGCCTCGCTAAAAGTCCGGTAGTTGTGTTTATACTCAACCCGCGCCTGGTAATTCGGCACCGCCGACGCAAGCCTGGTTAATTCAATGATTGTTGTCGCGTCAACCTCGGCGGCCGCTGTGCCGGTTGCCAGGATAATTTGACCGACCTCAAATTTACCTTCGCGGTTAAAACCGTAAAACCCGCCGACCGTATTAATGAGCTGATCAAGCACGTCGAGCATTGTTGTGCTTGTCGCAACGTATATGCCGACTACTGAGCTGTTAGCAGTATTAAGCGCGCTGAATGTCGAGGCAACCAAATCGTCAGACGTAAGCGCGGTGTGAGTGACCACAATGTGATCGATAATATCGGCCACGGTTGACTTGTACGATCCGCTTGGTTTTGCGCCTTGGGCGTCGGCTGTTATAACGTCATCCGGTGCGCTATCGAGTGTAAACCGCCCATTGGTCAGATCGACGCTGTAGGCGCTTGTAGCGAGCGCCACGCCGCCTTGGTACACCGTGTTGATTGCCTCAATTTGGCCGGTGTGAACCTGGTATATTCTATTTGTTGCATCGACGAGAACCGGCTCGATGTTATACACTTGACCGAAGCAAAGCGGCTTTGGCGCGCCGGTTAGGTTTGCGCTTCCCTCAACGCCGCCGCTGCCGGCATAAAGTGCGCTGGGAAAATCAACGTCAAACGTTGCCTGTTGATCGCGCAGAACCACCGACACGCTTAAATCGTCAAACTCGATAGATTTCGCCTGGCCGGTAAATATCGTAAAATAGTATTGCAACGCGGCGCCGGCCTCACCGACCTTTACAATGACCTCGGCGCCGTCCCAGGCATAGCCAGCCCAGTCATCCAGACCGCCGTCTGCATTGGTTAAGACAAGCTGGCCGAAACCAGGCGCAGAAAACCCGCCGACCTTGCCGGACGAAAACATTGACCGAGAGAACGATATTGGCTCGACCAGGCGGGCATCAAACAACGTGTTGGCTGGGCTATCACTTGGACCGCTAACAAAGCCCTCGCCCGAATAATATAAGGTCAGGCGGGTTGTGTTTGCCACGTCATACGGCTGTACGGTCACCAGGTATTTTTTCTTTGCGTATGGATTTGCGACCAGATCGGCGAGGCTAGTTGCGGTCATACGCGAGCGCCCGCCAGTTGACCGCCGGCAAGCGCGCGGCCGAGTGTCCGGCGCAGGCTGACAATCTCGTCTCTCATTTCGTGAACTGCGCCGATTAGATCGCTTGCCGTGCCTTTAATCGGCGAAACCGCGCCGCTTGTTTGTGGTATAAACAATTCTGGCCCGCGCTCGCCGACGCGAACATTATCGCCGCGCCTGGCGGCCGTGCCGGTCATACCGGCGAGATATGGCGCGGCCTCATTGTAAAGTTTGCCAAACCGTGCAGAATTATCTTGCTCCAAGCTGCCGCCGGCCTGGCCCATGCCCTCAGTAATGCCGGTTATACTTCCGGCGATACTGTCGCCGAGTTTGCTGGCGAATGTGCTTTTGGCAAGTTCAATGCCGATCTGGGTTGCTATTGTAGACAGACTTCCAGCGCCCAGAATGCCGCTTGCAAATGCAGTTGACATGCCGCCGGAAACCGACGCCGCAAAACCCATGCCAGCGCCCATATTAGCCATAATTGCCGGCCCTAAGCCTGGCAAAATAAACGCGCCGGCAAGCATTGCAATCGTTGCCAGGTCGCCAGACATAATGCCCTCAACCAAACCTTTTATTGCGTCAGATATGTACCCAATTGTGTCCGTGATCGCGCGGATTACGCCATTGATTGCGCGCCTAATCGGCGATATTATTTTTTTGATTAATCTTCTGATTGGCTTAAAAAACCCGCCAAAACCAAAACCCTCTGTCATGTCGTCAATAATGCCCGCATCAACGCCCATGTTGCCGACCGGCATTCTACCGCCGTTTAGCTGGTCAAAAAATCCTTTGCCAAATTTACTAACGCTTGAGGCTTGTACAACATATTCACCGGAAGATACGCGCGCTAGAACGTTGTCAGCTTTAGGACCGCCGGCGCCTGGGACAATACCACCATCGGCAAATTGCAGGCTTGGGAAGATTTTGCCAAGAAAATTTATGCCGGTCGTAATAAGCGCTTTGGCCGCCAGGTCTGCAAGGCCGCGCTTAATTACATTGGTAAATGATCCGAAATCCAGCTTGCCGGTCATAAAGAAGTCAGAAAGAGTTGTTTCCATCGAGTCAAACGCATTGCCGACGAAATCTTTCATATTGCCGGCGGCATCTTCGATTTTTTGGTAGTAGGTTAACACGCCGGCAATTGCGCCGGACCCAAACGTTGCCTCGTTTTCGGATCGTAAATTTGCCGACGCAACCGCATTGTCAAGCATCACGTCCTTGTATTCTTCGCCGGATATTATGCCCAGTTTGAAAGCGGCCGTTGCGTTTGATTGCTGTTTTGCAAGCTCTGCGGTGCGCGTGTCTAGGCCTAGCGCCTCGCGCGCCGTTTCGTTTAAAACCTCTTTATAAACTTGAGCGCTGATTTTGCCACTTTTCAGCATGATTTGCAGCGCGGCGGTTTGGGCCGTTAATCCTCGTAAAGCCGTGCCTGTGGGGTCAATTCTCGCGGTGACGTTTTTGAGCGCGGTTTCAAGGTCGGAATTGCTGACTGTTAGTTTTTTGGTTGCCTTGTCGGCGTCACCGATTGTCGGCAGAAAATCCGAAATAGTGCCGTTGTTGTGCAAAAAGCTTTCGCCAAGATCGGCATTTGCGCCGGTCATTTCGTTAAACTGACGTTCCAGCGAGGCGCCATCAATGCCAAGCGCTCTAAACGTATCGCCGACCAATTCAGTGACATCAATGTGCTCATTAAGCGCGTCAATACCGGCCTTTACTGCAATTGCCAATCCGGCCATGCCGGCCGCCGCTTTGACCAGGGCAAGCTTGCCTTTGCCCATTGCATCGGTCAGCATTTTTTGAACAGCGCTAAACATAGTCATTGCAAGCTGAGACTTTGCCACTGTCCGGCCAAAGCTTAACATTGCCTTGCCCATATTTAACACTTTACGCATTGCCGAAAGGCTAAACACGACGCCCATGGCAATCAGTAAGTTGTCAAGATTATCAACCACAAGGCGAACCGTCGCGGTCAGTAAATGCAGCGAATATGTGAGCTTGTCCGAAATGCTTTTTGCCAGGTCGTTATTGCCTGACAACGCATTTTTCATGATGATGATTGCGTCTTTTAGCGCGCCGTTAAATCCGGCGTCACCAATTGAGAATAAAAATTCATCGGTCGTATCGCGCAAGTTAGTAATAGCGCCGCCCAGTGTGTCGGCCTGGCGGGCCGCGCCGCCGGCAAATTTAGTCGCGCCAATCTCGGTCAGCGCTGCAAGTATACTGTCGGCATCGTTGTTGATTGTTTTAGTTTGCCCGCCAAAAGTCAGCGTTATTTTGTCGCCCTCTTTTCCGGCTTTAATGCCAAACTCTTTTAGGCGCTCAAACTCGCCCACGCTGGCGTCTGCCACCGCCTCGGCGAACTGCATAATTGATTTGGACGTACCGCCGGCAATATCGGCAAATGCCGCTAGTTGCGCCTCGGTCGGCCGAATGCCCTGGGCGATTAAAATGTTGAACGACGCCACAACTTCTTGCAAAGAAAACGGCGTCGTTTTGGCAAATTCTTTAAGAACGTTAAACGCGCCGCGCGCATTCTCAACCGAGCCGGTAAACGTAATTAACGACGCTTCAAGCGCTTGAAAACGTGAATTGACTTGAACCAAATTTGTGACGAAAACGCCGCTGAAAATTGCGCCCAGGCCGGCCGCGACTTTCGTCACGTTTACAAACGCAGAATTGACGCCATCCAAGCTGCGCTGCATTGAGCGAAACGCTTGCTTGGTTTCGTCCCTAGCGCTTAATCTGGTTTCGACCCGTGTTGCCATTTTTCATCGCCTGTTTTTGTCGGTCGTTTTGAATTTGGACGTAAATTGACCACTCAAGAAATTCATCAACAGACATTTCTGCCTCGATTTCTTGCACGGTTTTTCCCAATTTATCAGCGAGGTAAAACTTGAACTGTCTTTCCTCGCTCTGCTTTAGTTTTTTTCCAAATCCTCGGCGCTGTTGCCCATGATTTTGTTTGCGACTTTCGCAAGCACATTCGCGTCAACATTGTTTCGCAAATCTACTTTGTCGCCGATTGCAAATAGCTTGCTTCCCTCGGCGTCTAGCGCCTTGAGGATTAAGACCTCGGCAAGTGCGTCGGCCTCACTTTGGTTTTTAATGGCGAACTGCAATTTGCCTTGATCCTGCAACGTAAACGGCTTGCAGTAAAAAACAAAAGGGTTGCCATCTTCGTCAGCCCATTCTTCGACCGTGATCTCTCGAATGGGCTGATTGTTGAAATGGTTTTTTGCGCGGTCGATTGCGCTCCAAGCGCCATTTTCTTTTTTTGCCATTTATACGGTTGCCTCCGTAAGCGCGCCGTTGCCTTGGAAGGAAATCGAGGCCTCGACCATGCCGTCGAAACTTGCCGAAATCGTCCGGCCGGTGACTAAAATTGAACCAGACATTTTGTGCTTGCCCGATGAATTGCCTTCCATCAAAAATGACAGTGTGGCCGTTGAACCGACCGCCAAAGCCACCTGGCCGTTGGCGTCTGTATCATCGAAAAAAACATCGGCCGAGCCGGTAAAGTTTTTTAAAGACGGCTTGAATGAGCGGGTTGTGTCGCCCATTGCCGTATCTTCAAGCGTGTCCATTGTCTCATCAATAGAGTACGATCTGACCTCAGCCAGTGCGTTAGAGCCGACTAAGATGACGCCGGCTGATCCTGCAAACGTTGCCATTTATTTAGTTCCTTTTTTTGTAGTGCTGGGGGAGGGGGTTGATTTGTCAGCGGGCGTAATTTTCCAGCCCATTGCCTCAAAACGTGGAAAATCCATCTCGTAAATTTCCACGCCTTCACCGCCGCCTGGCGGCGTTACGTTTATTCTTGCTGTCATTTTTGGGGGTTCCTTACGTCGCGCTGGTCGCGTTAGTCTCGGCGGTGCTGTAGGTTACTTGATAGGTAAGCCGACCGACCACCAAAGGCCGCTCACCGTCTGCGTAATCCGCCTCAAAAGAGACTAGGATTGTGTCTTTTGCGTTGCCGCCGCGCGTTATGTCGGCCGCAACCGCCGCCTCGACCTCGGCGCAAATATTGTCCAAAACATCGTCGTTTGTGCTTCCTTCGACGTAAGCTTCAATGCTGATTTCAAGTATACGAACCAGGCCGCGCGGCGGTCGCAAGGTTTGCGCCTCGATTGCCTCGCTCAACGTGTAGACAGCAAGGCCTGGCATTTTGCCGGCCGCTATCGGGTATACGCGGCTTGGAAATACGTTGGCGCCGGTCGTGCTTAGGCCTGTAACGGCCGACACAATGTGATCGCGTATTGTTTGCCGGACGTGTGCCATTTAGTTTTTTTCCAAAATAAGCTGGGTCATGCCGGTGCCATCTTCATCAACCATGCGGATTGTGTAGGCCGTGCTGTTGATTGTGATTGCGTCACCATCGGCCGCGCTTGCCACGTCGGCCGTGCGGCATAAAAATCGAGGCTGGCGAACCGCCATCGGGACGCCGCCGCCGGCCTCGACCTCAATAATGTTATTGTCAAAAATTCCGCTGATTGTGGCAGCCGATCCACCGGCGACCGTGTAACTGGCCGACACGCCGAAATCGTTTGTTGAGACAAACGCGGCAAGATCGCTTGCGGTTTCAACGGCCATTTATTCGGCGCTCGGCGTTTCGATTTGAGCCGGTGAATTAGCCAGGCCGACTGATCTGTTTGATTTCTTTTGCGCGCGCTTTGCTTTGCTTTTGACCGGCTCGGCAAAGCCCGCCTTAATCAGTTTTAGCGCCTTGACGTCGGGAACGTCTATTTCCTGGCCGGCGGTGACATTGCCGCCCGATCCGATAAAGCAACGTTTTAAAATTTTGATTTGCATGTTTGGCTCCAAGCAATAAAAAAGGCGACCCAAAGGCCGCCCATTTCAATTTGTATTTGTTGCGATTAAGCGACGCTAACCTCGTCGGTTTTCGCAAAGCTTGCCGCATGGCGCAGCGCGGTGTCATACTCTTGATGGACAACGATTTTTACGTCGCCGGCATCGCCGCCTGAGTATGGGTCAACCAAAATGGAAGGCGCGCCAAAGAAGCCCAAAAGCATTTGGCTAAAGTCACCAAAGATCAGCGCGCTTGCGTCCGTTCCACCATCACCAGGATTGAGGTTGGTTGGAATAATGCTGCTAAAGTGAATTGGATAGCCGTAAAGGTTATTCCAAGGATCATTCAGCAACATAACGCTGTCAGTGCTTGCCACGCGGCTGATCGAGGCCATTTTAGCACGAACTGCCGGCGCAGTTAAAAAGCCAGCGGCCGCCGCGTTTTCAATGCCGTTTGCGGTCTCGACGAGTTTAACCAGACCAACAATGTCAGCCCAGGTTAAGTCTGCCACGTCCGTATCACTCGAAATGTCAAGATTTCCGGTGCCGGATGCCGCAAGCAAACCCGTAGGCTGACCGCTTGAGCCGGTGCCATTGATTGCAGCGCGCTCGATTTCAACCGCCATATTTCCCAACAAATTGTTGCGAACCATCTGATCGATAGAAGGTACACTTT